TGTCTCCACCGCCTGCAGCTCTAACTGCATCAGCTGTAAAAACGAATTCATTTTTGCTTAATCTAGCTGGTACATCATCTGCTCGTTCTTTTCCACCTAAATCTACAAAGCCACCAGTCTCTCTATAATCTTTTTCTTGACCACCCAGGTCAATCATTTCTGATGCTTCTTCAGTTTCCATGATCCCACCTTCTTGTTTACCTATTCTTCCACCATTAGCTGCCATCATAGTTTGTTGATCTTGTCCTTGTTGCATAACTGCTTGTACAAATTGTTTAAAGGTCATCGTACCACCTTTATTTCTATACTTAGTAAATTCTGCCATAAGCATTTGTTCTGCTTGAGCTTTACCTGCGCCACCACCCATATTTAAAAATGCTGCTCGTGGTCTAAATCTTTGGCCTGCACCTGTTCTAATAAATTCTTCTTCCTCATCTTCAACAATCATTCCATTAGCATAACCTGCACGACCACCATCGGCTGCGTAAAAGTTCGGTTGAACATATTTTTTCTGTGGCATGAATGCTAAATTTGATCCGCCAGTGCCTCTATAAAAATCTACCGCACTTTGTCTTATTCCAGCTGGATCAATAACATCTGTTATCTCTTCTTCTTCATCATCACCACCCATAAGGAATGGAGCTGCAATTGCTGTAGCACCTAAGCCACCCATTAACATTCTACCAGCACTAAATCCTTTAGTTGGATCACCCCCTTGTCTAAATAAATTACCAATTCCACCAAGCATTCCTTTACCGCTTTTTAAACGAGCAAATAAACCAGCGTTTTTTCCTGTAAGAAAACCTTTTCCAAATGCACCAGGTAGCATACCTGCGTTAGCTGCAAATCCTAAACCACCCAATAAAGCCATTTTACCTACCGGACTTTTAACAATTTTCTTAACGCCTCGTACCGCTTTCTTAACGATACTTCCTAATCCGTACAACTGTCTGGGTTCTTGCATTCTAGATATAGCCATAATTTTACCTTAATTAATCGTTTTACTTTGTTTTCCCTATTAAATCAAGAGGTGGCATGATGACGGTCACGTCTCTTTGCACGTCTTCTTCAGGTATATTAGCAGCTTTTAAAGCTTCTTCAGTCTCATATACCTCGCCTGTCTTCTTATTCTTAATAGTCGTTATAATTTTTTCCGGTGTTAATACTGGTATGTCATTCATTAGTCTGTTTTCTCCTTTAATATATTGAGATAACTAATACCGAACACAACTCCATGTGTCATTGTTCCTGCCGTAGTGTATGACAAAGTGGTGTTCCCTTCTACTATTAATGGTAGAGTAAGTATCTCCACACTAGTAGCAGCAGTTAAAGATTGAGTATTAACAATCTCAAATGCGTTATTTGTTATGGTTACTGTTGGGGTATTAGATCCTGATTTATTAGTAACTCTTAAAGATTTTATAATAATTGTTTCATTAATACCTGGCGATAACAGGGCTACTGTTTCAGCAGCTGTTGTAGTTTTGCCATAAAATTTATATTGGTTTACTATTGCCATTATTCTAAAAAGAAACTTTTAGCTTCTATCTCCTGTTTAACTTCATCTTGAAAAGACGTATTTAATTTTTGTATAACTGAATCAAGATCTCTTACCAAAGATTGAAAAGTTCTTTGTTCGTATTCTTTACTTGCTCTAGTTAATGATTGTACAATTCTTGCCATTATAAAATACTTGCTAGTCCTCCATTTTTAAACTTTAAACCTGCGGTAAACGTTGTATTATCTAAATCAGTATTGACCCCATAATTAATTCCATTCCATGAATTGTTATAACCGATACTTTGTATGTTTTTATTTGGATCAATTTTAGTTGAAAAATTACCATAGGTTATGTCAGTGTCCCCAACACCTTCTTCTGTAAAGTCCGTGTTTGTAGTAACAGGTCCTATATTAGTAGTAAGATCTCCTTCTACGGACAAGTCATCATTATCAAAAATATTGTTGAACCCAATGGCTGCATTTAGTTTTGCTAGCTCTAAAGGAGTCTTTGCACTAAAATTAATATAAGGGTCTGTACGTAATAACTTAGGTTCAAGGTCTATATAATTTGTTTTTGGAACTATTGTAGTAACATTGTTTTGATTATTATCATTGCCATATGTTTCTTCAAAAGTATTGCCCGCATATTCTTGGTTAGGATTAACGTTTCCACCATAGTTTCCACCCGCTGATGCACCACCTGCAGGTCCTCCTGGCGCTAAACCTTTTCGTCCTGACATACTTGCTCGTCCCCCATAAAAATAACCTACTCTTCCACCCTCAGCACCTCTGTGTCTATCTATAGCTCTGTCATAAGTGGCTTGTTGAGAGTCATCATAAGCTTCTACAGACCCATGACCTCCCCAATCACCTTTATTATCTCCATCACCACTAGTAGTTGTAGTATCAGTCTCAGTAGTTGTAGTTTTCTTATTTTTTTTATTGTCTTTAGTATCTTTTCTGATGTCTACAATCTTGTCTGTAGTAAGTAACGTGTCGGTAAAGTTCTTTTTAGCAATACCTACATTAATATAATTAGATATTAAGTTTGTTTCCATTGTTTTTCCATAAGTGTTACTCATTGTTTCATTAAATCCTTTTGCTTTCATATCAGCAGTAACAATACCTTTATTTAAATTATCCATATCATCATCATTAAAATCATATTTACTTCTTAATGTTTTTTCTATACCAGCTTGTTTTTTGTCAAAAGTTTTCTCAGTCATTTGATTGTAATTATGTCCAGCCATAATACCTTGTGGCGTATCGTATGCTTGTCCTTGTCCTAATACAATTTGACCAATATTATTAATCCTTACACCATCAAGACCTGCTTGATTCTCCATTATTGCTCTTCTGTTTATAGGCATGTAAGGTCCGATAACGTTTGATAAAAATTCAGCTCCTTTTTTAACCGCTCCGATGCCCGGTATAAAATCTATTCCTTTTGATATAAGTTCTGCATATTTTGAAGGTTGATTTTTTCTTATATAATTACCCTTACTGTCCATAACAAGTTCACCTTTTTCATCAAGTTCAAACTTATCACCTATAGTATCTATGCCATAGTAACCTGGATACATTTCCATGTTTTTTATTGCTTCTGTTTCTGTTGAATAAAGAGCGTTACTTGGACCACCTGGAAAATTAAATCTTTCTTCACCTGGAACAGTTCTTTCTTTTCCTAAACTATCAGTAAAAGTTTTTGGTCCAAACACTTCATCAAAATTTGCTATCCGCATTATGTTTGGATCTGCAGATTGATTGTTTTTTCCTACATAAGATAATTCATTAGCGTACCTTGCATCTTGCAAAGCGTACTTATTAGGATTTCTGTTTGTTATTGTATTCGGGTCTGCATTGTAAACACTAAAACCATCTCCCCCACTATTTGCAAAAGCATTAGTTGCAGGTATTCCAAAAGATTTGTTAATTTCTTCTGCTTCAAAATTAGGTGCTGTAAAACTTTTTCTATATTTTTCTTGCGGTATGTATTGAAAATTTTTATATATCTCTTGATCACCTTGATTATAAAATGCCGCCATTATCTTCTCCCATCCGGTTGTATATCTAATCTAAATGTACCAAGTTTCCAATCTTGTGTGGCACCAGTATTAGCTATTTTTAATGCAATAGATCTTGCACGTACACGTGTATCAATTTTAGTCGTAGACGACGTGGTTGTAAAGTTGTTTGTTGTAGCGGTGTTATTAGGGTAGTCTCTTGTAATTAAACTAATTTGAGTATTACCGGTTTGAGTAATAAAATCTGGTATAAATCTTCTTATCTTCATCATGTATTCACCATCACCTCTAAGGTCAGGCATACCTATAGTCTGTCCGGTGCTACTTCTTCTCTGTGTAATATCAAAATCACCAGAAGTAATAGTTGCTATAATTGGAGTTATCGATCCACCGGTATCTACTTGATCGGTCCCTGTTTCCTGCTCATAGTATATCGTACTGCCATCTGTGTTTCCTATAACATCATAAGAATCATCTGCACTTATCTTATAACAAGTAGCATGGGGTTTTCCAAACACAGCTGAGTCTTGCCATGTTGTTCTAGGCAGTGTCCCCGTAGTCCATATTGGTCTTTTAGAACTAGAGTCTAAATAATTATATGTTACCACCCTGTCGACTGCATCGGAACCTTCTTGTGGGTAGAACCAATTTATTTCACCAAACAAGTTATTGATACCAGCATAAACCAAGTTTCTTGAAACAGTATTAATGTCATCATAAACATAGTCTTCTACTAAACAAGGCATAGATTTTAATTGACCATCGTAAGTAAAAAAACCATTTTCTGACATCCAATACGAACTACCGTCTACTTCAACTGCTGCATTTTTACCAAGCAGTCCACAGTTAGTTCCAACTTGTTGGAAAGAGAATGTAAAAGGTTGACCTACAAACTGCATCAAAAACAATGCGGTATCGGTCCAAATGTAGATTGCATCTCTACCTCTAATAGCTCCCATAATCATAGAGCCATCTGCAAGTCTTTGTGTACCTGCGGTATTATTTGCAGACACTGTATAAGAATCTGTTGCGTCAATACTCTCTTGAGAAGAAAACCTAATAAACATATCATCTTGCGTAGATGCATCTCCAATAGTTGTTTCTGTTCCAAAAAATACTAAGTGTCTATCCGGTGTTGAAACCAACACGTGACGAGATTTTGTAGGTGCATTTGCTATTACTGTAGCTCTGTTATTAACGGCCCCAGCTGCAGCAGCATCCCATTCAAAACACTTACCGTTATAAATAAGTGCAATTAATTTTGTACCATAGTTATCTAGTACCCACAGACCTGGCTCAATAGTAAAGTCAGCTGATGATGGGTCACCCCATGCAACATAACTAGATATGTTTGTTACTGTGTCTCCTCCACTGTGGGCTGCTTTACTTGTGCCATTTACTTCTCTAGCACCCCCACTTAAAATATTGGTTGTTGTATTATTATTTGTAAAACTAATATCTTCTGATCCAATTCTTATTTCTCCTGAGTTCGGAAATGCTGCAGAACTAGTTAAAGGAATGTCAGTTACTGTATCATTAATACCTGAAGCTAGCGTTGTTGTTGCTGGTCCTAAAGAAATACCTCCCCATAAGGCTGTACCCCATCCATAACCACCCAGCTCTTGTGCTGGTCCAACATGTTCATAACACGATACAGAAGCAGAACCAGTGTTGGCTAGATTTGTTCCTGCAGAATTTGCTGTTGCGGTAATAGTAATCTCATCAGCATCTACAACAGATGTAACCATGTATTTTAAATTTTGAAAAGTGGCATCGGTATAAGCCGAGTTCCCTGATCCCGTAATACCGGTCACAGTATTAAATAATATTATGTCGCCAGCTTGAAGACCATGACCGCTTGGAAATTGTAAAGTAATTATAGGAGATCCAGAGGTACTTGTAAAATTAACCCCAGTAATAGTAGTACGAAGGGGAGTAATATCATAAAAGACTCCTCCAGAATATACATATAAGATTCTGTTTGTTCCAATAGCTGCATATTTAATACCAGCATTATCATCCCAATGATGTAGAGCTCTAGCAGCTCCTGTTAATTTATCGTCTCCTAATTGAATCCAACCACCTATTTTTTCAGGAGTACCATACCTGAAACGTACATTATCTCCATCAAACCACTGCCCTTCAGCGCCGGTTTCTGTAACTTGTTTATTGAATCCTGGAGCAAAACCTAATTTTTGTAGCATATTAATCCCTAGTTTATTAGGGTTTATACTAGATTGAAAGACTTTTCAATTCTTAAAAAGCCCAAGCTACAAAAGAATATCGAGTGCCTTTAGTTGCTTCTGTAACCTGATGAGGGTACATAAAATTAGAAGGAAACAAAAGAATATCTCCTTTTTTAAGATCTATTTTTTCGCCACACAACATAAAATCAGCCCCTTCAAAATCATCATTTAAACAACCAATAACAGAAACAACAGGTATGCCTTTTGTTTTGCCATCAAAAATGTCATGGATATGGTCGATGTGTGGACGCATAAGAGTGCCAACTTGGTACTTGTTAAATCTAATTGAAGACAGTCTTGAAAAGATACTATGATCAGAAAATTTTTTGTAATATTTTTCTAGCGCTTTATCTAAATGAGGTAGTATTTCTCTTGCATCATCATCTGATGCTGCTTGAACATCTAGTTCTTTATCGTAAGTAGCAACGGGGTTTTTACCTTCGTACTCATCTTCAACACTATACCAATGATGTTTTTCCCAACTTCTAGTCTCTGTTCTTTCTATAAGTTTATCACATAAATCATGTGGTAAATCGTTTGTAACTTGTATGTAATCTTTTAATTTATCCATTTTTTGCAAATTCAAACGGCAAACCTATATGGGGTCTACTGTCTAATTCTTTCTCCTTGTTAATAGAGTAGAATAAAAAGACCTGTCCGCATTGATTATCTTTAAATTCCTCTCTCCAGTGTTCAACATTAGATCCATCATATACCACTAAGTCTCCAATATCTAGATCTATTTTTTCATCGGCTATGTAAAACGGCCACGCGTCTCCACCAAGATATAGACTAGCGGCTATTTCGCAAGAGGGTCTATCTTTATGTTTATTAAGAACGTCGCCTTTTTTGTATAATCGCACATAACCAAACGTTGGATATACTTCTCTTTCAAAAATTATATCTATTTGTTTTTTACACTCTAATAATAATAGTTCCATTACAGGATCTCCGTATATTGCATATGCAGTAGGAACTTCGGGATCTCCAGCAATACCAAACACTTCATCTTTCTTAGATATATATTTAGTATTTATCATTGTGTTATATATTTTTTCTTTTAAACAAAGATAGTCATAACAAAACTTAGCCTTCTCTTTGCTTATACATTCTCTTACTCTAAAATAGTTTGGATGCTTTAGAATAAAAGCCATTATTCTAAAATAGTAGTGCCTGTTGGAGAAACTAAATCATTGAGTATATAGTTTATATTTATAACAATTCTTTTCTTTTCATCTGTAGGACCAACACTTGAATGTTCTAAATTTTCTTTCATTATTAACATACGGTTAGCTTTAGACTGAATTAATTCCTCTCCTATTAAAGTTCCACCATTATTAGAGTTTACATAATATACTGCTGTGTGAAAATTAGGTGGTGCATCAGTTAAATCAACGTGTTTACCATTTATAATTTGTTTATCTTGTCTTACAAATAAATTAGCTTTAGCTCTATATAAATTACCGTGCGGAAGTTTTTGAAGTAATGGCATTAATATTGTGTTAAAGTTTGGCGACTCTACTTTAGAGTCTCTATAAAAAATATGTGTAAAATAAAAATTCTTTGTATCTTGAGGATCTGCTACCGCTTCATTAAAATACCATGGAAACATGTCTGAATTCATTCCCGCAGATACTTTTTTAAAATCCTCTTCGGATAAAAAGTTATCTATAACTTCTATACTATTTCCATCTAGGGCCATACATCCACAACGTTAAAGTTTTTCTTACGCCTTTAGTTACAGGAGTTACTCTGTGAAATACGTAAGGTTTAAATATAAATAAAGATCCTGGGGGAAATTCTGTTTTTCTATCTTCATCTCCATATTTTAAATAAAAATCACCACCTTCGTATGGTTCAGTAGAGACGTTTAATAAACATGTAAGCTTCATGTCGCTAACTGCAAAGTCGCTGCCATCTTGATGGTACTTATATTCTTGTCCCACTCGATAAGTATTAAGATTTAAAGCTTGGTCAGCCGGGGTAGGAAAAATATCAAAACCAAAATAATTACTATTAGTTATATATATTTTATCTAATAAATAAGGAAGCTTGCTTTGTAAGTGATACCATGAACATAAAATTACATCAGAAGTTTTTACTACACCAGCAGGATTATCTGAACCTTTTTCGTTTTTATTTTCTTCTATAAATTTTACTATTTTTTTGACTCTTCTAACTCAATAAT